GAGGACTTCTTTTAGGACTTCTACCCTCTCTTTCTCTTCGTTGGTTTTCTAGGATTCTCTTTCCAATCTCTCTAGTTTTTAAAACACATCTTCCTGTTTTAGGATTGCAAACTTGTTTCGAATTACAATGTTTTTTACAATCGGGCATTTATTAATACAAATGAAAAAAATAATATATATATAATTTAAGTTTATAATACAGAACAATAAGGTTTAAGATGGGTTTAAAATCTGGTTTTAATAAAATTTTAAGAGATATATGCCCTAATGTTTTTGAAACAATTCATATATCTGAATATGCTTATAAAAAAGTTGCAATTGCAATATTTCCTCTAAATGTATTCCACGGTGTTTTATCATCAATAACAACAATTTTTTCTGTATACCAATATACACCATATTAAAATTAGTTTTACTTGACTTTACTTCTTAATTCCGGGTTTTCTCGGCTCTGCATAAACATTATACGCGCTAAGAGGGGATCTACACGTGGTTGCATTTATATTATAATATAAATGTTAAACTTACTTTATCATTAATCTCCATATACCCCAATTTATTTTTTTTAGAATGTCTCTTTCTTCGAGTATAATATGGTTCGGATTAATATCTCTATCTATTATATCTACAAAATCTAAAGATCTAAAATCAGAATGATCATCGGAATTGAACTTCATTGATATCCAGAAAGATGCGATTATTATTACTTTCATTCTTTTAGAAGAAATAATTGGTATTTCGTCACGGCTTATATTTGATATATATTCTTTAGCAATGTTTAAAGTTGAACTTACTGTTATATCTTCATATTCTTTAATATATGTATCTCTGCAAAGTTTTCTTATCATATCTTGTTGCTCGTCAATATTTATTTCTTTTCTACTGAAGAACCATTTTACATCGAATTTCATTTTGAGTTTAAGTTTTTGACTTTATAACAAAAACCCATTTTATCCGCAAAATATTTAGTACAATCTTCTTCTTGGTTAATAAAGTCTCCTCAACAAACATATAAAGTTATATAATTTTTATATAAAAATAAATTTCATTTAAGATTTAAACTTAAAGTAAGACGACACACATATAAAATGTCAAGAAATTCACCTCTACAAGAAATATCAAGATATAGCGAGTTAACAGAATATTATGAAGCAAATAAGCATAGACCATGGAAAGAGTGGTTAACATTTGAAAGAACATTTGAGAAACCAGGAAAACAAGGCCTCGTAGGTCTGTTTAAATTGAAAAGGGGTAATAGAGAGCAAAGATACGTTTTCAAGATTTCCCAATATGTAAACTATCTGGTTAATCACGAAAACACAGTTATATCTGGTCTAACAGAAATATCGCCATATTGTCCTCATTTTTGTAAATCAATCGGATCCATAATATGCGAGGTTGATCCAAAACATAGAAAATCTGGAAATCCTTTCGATATAAAAAGCAAGTATCCTATAGAGAAGGAAGTATTGCTCACAGAATTCATTGATAAGAGTTGTAAATTTTACAATTATATTAGAAGCTCAAAAATTGAAGAAGATGTTCTGTATTCTACAATAAAACAAGTTCTGATGGGTCTCTCTATTGCACAAAAGAAGAAAAAATTCACTCACTACGACCTCCACTCCTTTAACATAATGATGAAAAGGTGTAATCCAGACGTTGTCTTCCTTTACGTTTTGGACGAGTCTAATCAGTTTTGCGTCCCTACTCACGGACACTTTCCTGTAATTATAGACTTTGGCTTCTCGTATATAGATGACATGGAAGATAATCCTCTGTGGACCAGTTTGGCACATACAGATGTAGGATTTATGAGCGACAGATTTGATTGGGTAGCCGACCCTAAACTCTTTCTTGTAACCGTTTCAGATGAGATTAAAATCAAGAGAGGCACCAAAAAAGCAAAGAGATTGAGAAGGATTGTAAAGAACCTTTTCTTTTCTCTAAATATAGATTGGGAAGCAGGTTGGGACGAAGGGGAACATAAAGGAGCGGTTGATTATATTACGGAAACCCTTGAAGAAGAGAATGATATTTCGGAACTTTTTGGGGAATACGATAACTATTGCTTTGATATTCTCCAATCATTGATTATCCTCCCTCTTGAAGAACAAAATCATACCAATATAGAAAAATCATACAAAGCATGGTTATCTGAATGGGTAAAAATTGAAAACGAAATATCGAGTCACTTCTACAATTTATATATTCTTAAAGGAGTTGTTGATGCTGCAAGAGAAGTTCGAACAGATTACAGATGCTCTTCCACTCGTGAAGAAGCAGTAAATACATTCAGAAGAATTATTTATGAAAGAATTAATAAGGTGAGCCAGTTTTGTGTTCCTAAAAATATTCATTTCGAGAAGATGCTATGCTCTCTATTAGTTTTTTCAAGGAGTATGGAAGGTATGTTATACGATGTGATCAAAGAGAGGATGGAAATAAAAAATAATGAATACAAAAGACTTCCTCTACACTCGACGGAACAAATATTCGCTGCAATAGAAACTAATATCCAAGATGAGTATGTATATAACGAAAATACAACTGTAATCGTTTACGACTCTATAAAAGAGGAAACAAACTATTTAAAACTTCCAGAGGAATATGTTGAAATAATTAATAAAATGCATCCTATATGCAGAGGAACAGCCATATATGATATCTATAAAGGAGAAGCTCCAACTTTGTAATTAAGATTTAGTTTTTAGAATAATTTGAAAGATGTTAAACTCCCCTCTACACACTGGACAAGTCGTAATATCAGTCTTACACTTATCAACCCATTCTAATAAAGCGTTTGTATAAAAAGAATGTCCGCACTCTAAAGCAGTACAATAAGGTAATCCTGTTTTACTCTTACCTTGTCGAAGCCTTGAAAATGTTATATTACAAATATTTTCTTTTCCCCATTTTTTAGACCAAAAATATTTACCCATTTTTACTTATTATAATTTTAATTATAAACTTAAAATGAATGAATATTTTATAACTTTAATTGTTTTAACTTGTGTTTACTTTTTATGTACATTACTTATAAAAAGTAAAGACTGAAGAAGACCCTATTGTAGAAGAAACTGAAGACCGTGTGATAAATAAGAGTTGTACTTTTGTATATGAACAAAATGATTCAAAAAATATAATCAGTATGGACTTAAACATTATAAAGTAAATGTAAGTGCTGTTCCAGACCCAAATGTGAAACTTATTGTTTGTTCAAACGACAAAATTGTTTCTATCTTCATTGAAGATTGTATAATGTTTTCTAATTTTAATAAAGAATATATGGATAATTTTATTAAAATTAGAAAACAGACCAATTGTAATATTAGGTAAATACGAAGCCGATTTCCCAATTACAATAGAATATACGGATTTGTTCTTAAGGATAATAAAAGACCGTATGTATTTTCTGCAAAGCATTCTCATTCTTCATATCACGGAATAGGTACTTACAGTACTAAAGTTATGAAGGATTATACTAAACATAATAAATATGTATGGGAATCCTGATAGTATAATTTTTATAGATAAAGATACAAGTTGGCTTGATTTTAGAGGAAATTTTGGAGGCGGTAAAGGTCCATGATACAAAGGATAAAATAACACTCTCTATAAAGGATGACAACTTATTTTAGAATATTGCAATTATTTACTTTAAATTATTTCTATTTTACAGAGACAACAACCATATACATAACTTCAATGACTTTTATATTTTATAGTTTAAATCTTTCGCGTTCATTTTCGGAAATAAAAGATTTTAAATAAACATATGAAGAAGGCGGGCAACTCATATCTTTAAGTTTCAAGATAAAACCAAGGAGACCTATGTCTATATTAGGAGTAGAAGTTCCTAATCTCTTAATCAAACTATCGTTTATCTCTTTTGACATTCCAAAATCGATTATGTAAAGTCTAGAGCCTTTGTACATATAGTTTAGAATATTAGAATCTCCATGAAATATATTTACCTTGTCCAACTTCTTGAATATCTTTATAATCTGCTTCTGTTGCTCTTTTGTCAATTCCCCATCCTGGGTTTTCATAACATCCAAAAGATGTTTACTCATCCTATCCATAACAATAAACTTCTCCTCCTCATTCACATCAATCACATTTGGAGCGACACCAACCGTAGATGCCAATCTCTGTAATTCTGCCTCCTTTCTCAAAGTATTTGAAGATTTACTCTTCCTAAATGTCTTCATAGCATACATTGTTCTCCCAGGAGATCTCACAGAGTATGTAATCCCTTCCTTACCCTTATTTCCTATCTGCTCACATCGTTCATATTCTAACTTGTTATAATCATTAAGACGAACTAATATATCTTGAATAATTAGCTCCTTACTCCTTCTAGATCTCAAACCCATACCTAATGCCATCTTTTTTAGCTCACGAAAATTGAAATTTTCGAATTTTGAAGAATTCATTTTTTTAAAATATAAAATTAAATTCTTAACTTAAATAAAAATGTTCGTATCAAGTATTGTTCTAAAAAACGCCCTTGAAAATTACAGTAAATCTAAAAGAAGAGAAAAATACTCTTCTGGTGATTCCACTGGATCTACAACCGGCTCTAAAACTAGTTCTGTAGTTTTGGTAGCTTTTGCTATCCTATTCCTTCTTATGGAACTCGTTATTGTCTACTATGCAATCGTTATAGCATTCTCTTGTACTCAAAAAGGACCAGAGCGCGTCGTAAATGTTATCCTCGCTGTCCTTTTCCCAGTGCCCTATTTAATGCTCAACTTACTATTTAACAACTGTGCTAAATCTACACTCCAAACCAGCTCATTTAGAAAATCTCCAACTCCACCTTTGAGCTTTTCAATGTAATTCTATACTCACTTAAACTAAAAATACAAATCTAAAGATAAATTTCATTTTATAAAAAATGAAATTCTCACTTCTAACATTCTTCTCTATGCTTGTAGCATCGTCTACATCACTTCTCACAAACAAGGAGTATCACAATCGGTTTCTAGAGTTTATGGTGCAATACAATAAAGATTACACTGGTAATGACGAGTATCAACTCAGATATAATATTTTCAAAGGAAATGTAGATGTAATCGAAGAACACAACAAGGGAGGACATTCTTGGCTCATGGATGTAAATGAATTCGCTGATATGCCTTGGCACGAGTTTAGAAACACACACATAAGCTACACCCCTAACAATACACCTGGATTATCGTTCACAGGAGGAACAACTAATTACAACGATATTCCTGAAGAATGGGATTGGACTGAAAAGGGAGCAGTAACACCAGTTAAGAATCAGGGAAGTTGTGGTTCTTGTTGGAGCTTCTCTACAACCGGAGCAGTCGAGGGTGCGTGGTTCGTTGAGACTGGAAACCTTGTTTCTCTATCTGAGCAACAACTTGTTGATTGCTCCGGTTCTTTTGGAAACAAAGGATGTAACGGGGGATTGATGAATAACGGTTTTGAATATATCGCAAATAACGGTATTTGCACTGAATATTCTTACCCTTATACAGCAAAAGATGACTCTTGCTCTACTTGTACAACTTCTCCAGTAACCGTAAGTTCTTTCAATAACGTTTTACCAAGAAATGAAGAGTCTCTTAGACAAGCTGTATTTAAACAACCAGTATCAGTAGCTCTGGAGGCAGATCAAAGTTTCTGGCAATTTTACTCTAAAGGAGTTGCTGATTCTAAATGCGGAACTAATCTTGACCACGGAGTCCTAGTAGTCGGATACGGCACTCTCGACGGAAAGGACTACTGGAAGGTAAAGAACTCGTGGGGAACTAGTTGGGGAGACGAAGGATATATCCTTCTTGCTAGAAACGTGAAATCTACTCAAGGACAATGTGGTATTGCCTTGCAACCAAGTTATCCAGTTGTCGAAAATACTTATCCAACAGTTGTCTTGTAAATACTTTTAATACTTTTAATATATTTATATATTAAAATTAAAAATAGTTATACTGGGCATAAGTCCTTTTAGATTCTGCTTCCCAAGCTTCTTCTCGCTTTTCAGCAATAACATTCAACACAGTAGACATATTTATACCCTTAGTACCTCCATTTTCATTCTTGAACTTTTTTAGTTCTTCTAATTTAGAACCCAGCGCCTTTTCAGACAAACGACTGATTCTTCTACCTTCTATGACTCCTCTTAATTTATCTCTTTGCTTTCTTTTGTCCTCTGTTCTTTTATTCATTTTATTATTGTAATAATAAAATATTTATTTATAATTTATCGTCTATTTTTTCTTGATTTGCTTGTATTTCTACTACTACTTTTCTGCGTCCAACCTTCTTCTTTATTTGTAAAACAATCGATATCACAAAACTTAATTATCTTTATTAATCCGTCTGTTCCTTCAACAATACTCTTTTGAGTATTAGTACCATCTTTCAAAAGTTTTCTACAATACGCACAACTGTCTCCTCCTCTCCTTCCATCAGATCTGTCATCAGAATCATCTTCTTCATCAACAGAACTATCTTCATCAACAGAACTATCTTCATCAACAGAACTATCCTCTTCCTCATCTTCTTCCCCATCTTCTTCCTCATCTTCTTCCCCATCTTCTTCCCCATCTTCTTCCTCATCTTCTTCCTCATCTTCTTCCTCATCTTCTTCCTCATCTTCTTCCCCATCTTCTTCCTCATCTTCTTCCTCATCTACTCTTGTTGACAGAGAAGAGGTGGTATCTGCGTAAGATCGTACTTCTGAATCATCTATCTCATCATCCTCTTCAGAACCCTTTTCATCTTCACTTTCTTCCTTTTCCGCTTCAAGCTCCATCTTATAAATATCTTTAATAATAAGGTCAAGCAGATCTGGTGCTAATAAACTAGGTTTTTTATTAGATAATTTTATATCAGAAGCTCCAGTAAGTTCAACATTTTGTCTTACAACCTCCGGTCCAGGATATAATCTTGTAAATTCATTTATAAACTCGCGGGGGAAATTTTCCGTTGTAAATTCATTTGTAAAATCTCCTTTTCCAAAACTTTCTCTAAGAGCAGATATAGAAAAACAATATACTTCATCGACACCATTGTTTTTATGAGTATAGTGTATTAAATCCTCTTTCGGAATATCTTTCACACTTTCATAGTTTTCACATTTTTTTCTCCAGTTTTCCAATGGATTAAATCTACCAATAACAGTAGGTCTCTGGATTGACTTCCTTCCTTCCGTTATATTATCCCTTTGATATACTCTATCTCCAAATCTATACACAAAATTGTCTACCTCTCTCTGAATAATATTTGAAATTTTTGTACGTATTTCAGAAGACGTGTTTAGGCTTGTGTCAAATATTTCAGGCATTTTCTGCTCTTGAGTAAGAGTAACCAATATTTCAGGAAGATAATACTCCTTTCTAACTCTCTCTAAGAATATCTGATTTCCTTCTCTATACACGACAGGGTTTAAATATACAATAGTGTTTCCTAGTTTGGTAGCAAAATCCCGTACAGTTGTTGAGTTATCTAAAAGGTAGTTAATAGCAGTTTCCATATATGTAGGATTATCTATTTCATAGTGAGAAACTTCAGGAGCGGCTGTAGATAACTGATAAGAAAGAAAGCTAACACCTTCTTCTCTGACAATATTATAATACACATCAACACCTCTATTTAATATATCAATAACCTTTTGACGACTACTCCTCCTTCTCTCATTAAAGTAGTTTTTCTCTTTTTTATAAATATCTATATCTTGAACAATAACACCTCCGGTCTTCTTCTTATAACCTATCATAAATTTAAATTTACGTCCGTTATAATCAGTAATTTCTAAGTATTTATTATCAACCTGACTTTTTGTAGAATTGCAGAAGAGTTCAAAAAAAACATCATTAG